GATGACGGAAGCTTCTGGGAGTATCTTGTCTATACAGATTACTCTCAAGGGAGAGTCTCTCTTGTTCTAGAGATTGAGTTTCCTGATCCCGAGTATGTAGGTGAGATCCGTTTAGGGGTTGCTCCTATCAATACGAATCGCCAGATGACAGCAACGCTTATGTACTCTTTTGACGGGCAAACCTTTAGTGCTCATGAGCCTGTTGAGCAACCAGTAACAAGACAGGAGCTGATGTTTAACCTGGGACTAGAGAGCGTCAAGCGGGTAAGAATCCTGCTAAGTAAAGATGCAGCCGATTCTAAAACAAGTTCTAACAACCAAGACGTCTATGTCTTTTCGATCGACTCCTTGAAGATCTACTCAGATAAGTATACTGACTCTAGCTTTAGCACCTTGGTTATGGGGCCGTATGATATTTTAGATGCTGAAGGTAAGCCGGTTTACTTCACTAAAGCAGCTCTCTCTGCCTGTGCGATTGAGCCTGAAGACACCTCCATAGCTTTCTTTCTGTCGGTAGACAGAGAGGACTGGCAAAGTGTTTCAGTCGACTCAGACTCTTTACAGTATCTAAGTTTTGCAGATGGTTCTTCAACACAGAGCGTAGGCTTAGTAGATGGTTCCTTGAAGGGGGGAGCTCTACTTGAGGGAGTTGATGGGCTGGAAGAAGTCAACTTCGCCGATGAGGCGGTCCTGAACACATATGTGGACTCTACTTACTCAGGCCTGGTACCTCTTCGGTCTATTGTTATTAAGCGGAATACTCCTGAGGATGGAGCTTCAGAGATACTGGGAGTTGCACCAGGGTGGTTTCTTGATACAGAGACTGCTCAGTACATTACAACAGTGTACGTAGCCACCCCGGAAGGGCGGTACATTGACTTCGGTTCTACAGGTATAACTGTGAATGGAACTCCGATGAGCGGAGAGGTTCATCTTAAGCAAGGGTACTCTCTTCTCTCTACTGCTGATAGTAACTGGCAAGAGATTATTGTGGGTATTACAGATATTGAGTCTCTAAAGGCTAATGACCCCCTTTACCCTTACAATCATCGTTATTTAATCGAAGGTTACCCATATACCTCTGCGTTCTCTGGTGACCAAATTTATACTGGTGTGGACGAGTACTTCGGTCGTAAGTTAGAATATGTAGCACCTGAATTCTTTGCGTTTCTCGATACTACAGATGACAATTACTGGACGGCTTTCACAATTGAGAATGTAGATGGAAATCTGTATTTTAAAGTGAAAGTGAATAAGGGTGATGCTTCTTGGTTAGAAGAGAGAGTGGTTCCTGATTGGTCAGTCCAATCAGCTTCTAGTAACCAGGTTTATGTTAAGCTAGTTTTCTCTAGCTCTAATAGTGAGTGTTCCCCCGTAGTCGAGTCCTTTAAGGTGAGGGTAATCTAATGGCGAATAAGCTTTCCGATGAGGTCAAGGCCTTAACCCAGAGAACTGGTACTAATACTGGCCGGCTTCGGACGGAGCAGGAACGCTCTGCTTTTTCTGCAAATGTGCGTGCTGACCTTGCGAGCATCATCTACCAGTTGAATGTGGTTTACAAACCACTCATAGAGAAACTCTCTTCAACTGACAACCTTAATGCTCTAGATTTTGGTCTGGCTGGCAACGTGATGTTTACCCACATCGCAGCCACAGAAGCAGATGCCTTCGCATATTACGATGCGTCTCTGGTTCGTCCAAGGACTATTAAGGAAACGATTGACGTTCTTCTCTCTGAGTTAGCACGACTAGAGAACCTTGTCGAGGTAGTTGAGGGTGCAGACGAATATGATGACACCGAGCTTCGTAACTTAATCGCAGGAAACTCTCTCGATCTCGAGCAACTTGCTAAGGATGCGATGGGGGACGAGTACACTTTAGACGGAGATGGAGAAGCTAATCTTGTTTACAGTTTGGCTCAAGCCGTTGATGCTATCGGAGCTTTCTTCTCTGGGTATCCAGGTACGGGGAACACCTACACAGACGCCTACCCCCCGTTGTCTTTCAGCGTGTTGCTATCTGACGTTGTTATCGATACGACTCTTCCGATTACTACTATCTCTGGGTTGTTTGCCCAGTTGAGCGCTATCCGGAATTTCATCGGGATGGCAACTGTCGGTCCAGAGTCCCCAGTTTATAGTGACCATGGTAGCACTACGATTGTGAGTGACGGAGACTCTCTAGAGCAGGCTATCGCAGCTCTGGATGTCCTCTTGGCAACGCATGCCTTGAGACACCTGAGTGGCGGCGCTGATGAGGTTGACGGAGACAAGCTTGATATTGACTATAACCCTAGCAATTATACTCCAGATATTGCACCTCCAGTAGTCACCTCAGCTGCTCACCTGTCGGCTCATCTAGCTGGTCTTGATAATGCGGTTGGTACTCTGGGGGTAAAGACCTTACAGGGAGCTTATAATGATGGTGGGGCCGGAACTGCTGGGGATATCCAACTCCAGAGCTTGAAGGGCCCCCTCCGTATCAAGGATGATACCGGCACTCCTCTTCACATTCTGACTGAGTGGTTGACAACTGCTGGTGCTGTTGCTGCTTTGATGCGTGATAACTACTTCCACCTGAAAGCTGATGTGGGTCTCCGTATAGATGAATTCACGGGTGCTCCTTTAGCTGTATCGGGGGCAGGGTTCGTTCATACTCTTGCAGACCCCTCGTCTTCAGAGACCGAGCTTTGGTACCGGAGTAGCGATGGGGCCATGGGCAATGCCCAGGTGACAAGAGATGGGATTGTTAAAGAGTTAGAGGTTGGTCACGATTGGCTTGGTAGCGGTGACTGGACCTTCGACGGTACTGCTACAGACATCACTCGGGTTATCCACCATGTTCCGACTCCCAATCAGGCTCACCGTACATGGGATTTCGGAACACAGGTTCGAAATTATCTTTGGGGTTCCGTAGGCGTTCCTAGGGACGAGGATGGGGATACTCCTACTCGGATACGATGCATCCTTTACCACATGGCTTTTGGTGGGTCAGGTAATACTTGGCAGTACACTTTAGATATCACAGATGATACAGTAGGTGCCTTTGAAGTGGTTGAAGACAATGAGCTTGTCAATCAGGCTTGGCGTCAGCAGGGGCTTTATGCCCCTAGTGCGAACCCTGCAATTGTGAATAGGGTTTATATGAACGACACTGGTATCGTCACTTTACCCCCTAAGGACGTCCCTGCTCTCCTCAACTTCCGTCTCTCTCGGCAATACCTTGGGGGAGGTGTAGATGACTGGGATAGCGCTGTCTCTCTGATAGGGATGAAGGTTGTCTGGTATCGCTAATGCGTCGCAACGTAGCCCGGTCAGTACTCTCTCAGAAGGGACAAGCACGCGCTTCACGTAGGCAGACGAGTGGGCGGTTAGGCACAAGTTTGTATGCTCAGATGAGTCGACACAAAGACATAGCTTTTGTTTGTGTGGTTCGGAGAGTAGGTGGGATTGGTGATATCGTCATGATATTGCCATCCCTTAAACAGCTCAGGAGAGACTTTCCCAGTGCTCGGATAACTTTTGCTGTTGATATGCGTTCGACAGAAAAGAATGTCTACTATGAGCTTGTCCGGAATCTCTCTTATATCGATCGTGTGATGGATGCTCGTTACGTTGACAAGGGGAAGTTCCATTACACTGAGGATATCTCTTCAGTATGTTTACGGTACGAAAGAAAAGATCTCCCTCCGATTAACAGAATCGATCTGTTCTCTAAGGCTTTGGGAGTGCCTTATCTTTCTGATAAGCGACCAGACTTAGAGTTGGGTTCTAGTGAGATCCAGTGGGCGAAGAAGTTCTATGATCGCTATCGTAAAGCTGGTAAGAGTATAGTCGTTCTACATACTGCTTCGATGGAAGAGAAGCGATGTTGGCCTATCAAGAACTATGTTGAGATTGTAACTAGAGCAGAAAGATCTGGACTCCCAGTACAGTTTATTGTGCTAGATTACAATCGTCGTTATCGAGATTGGAAGTCTCACTCTAATGTGACTGAGATTTCGAATATGCGTATTCGTCAACTAGCTACTCTTATTGGCAATGCTGATTACTTTATAGGCCCGGATAGCGGGCCCATGCATCTAGCTGGTGCTGCGGGAACATCGTCCGCCGTCATCTTTGGGAGCATTCCCCCTGAAGCCCGCATTAACTATTACCCCACCCATAGAGCAATTCGACTTGATGGTCTTTCTTGTCTCGGGTGTTGGTATGAGAAGTGTCCCTACAATATCAAATGTATGCGAGAGTTACCGTCGGCTCGGGTTTATAATATCTTGAGGACACGGTTCGAAGCTCTCCCAGAATAAGAGGTAAGATATGTTCAGACCCTTTATCTGTACCTGTGACAAGAGGATGGATACTTTTCGGAAGTTTGTCCGCTCATACGCTCAGATCAAGAAAAGTCTTGCGAGGCCTGTTGTTTTTTATGACGGTGAGGATCCTGAGTATCTTAAGCTCTTAGAGAAGTTGGAGCCGGCTCAACTTATTGCTCAGCCCGAAACGGGTATTCAGAGAAATATCTGTTTTAATCTCCCCAAGATTATGACAGAGCAGTACCCAGGAGAGATGACGCTCTTCCTTGAGGACGACATTCTCTTTTCGTCAAAGTTTCCTAGCGCTGTTCGCATAGTTGAAGATAGGATGGGGCGATATTCCAAGGTAGGCTTAGTTACTTTCTATGGTAACGGGGGTTGCTACTGGCCTCCTAAGAACAATAACTTTATGTACCGCTTTAGCGGGCATGAGTATTATGGAAACCTATGCTTAGCTATTAAACCTAAAGTGATGGAATGGTGGGCAGCAAACCTTGAGAAGGTCTGGAGATATCCCGCCTGGGGCTGGGATCTAAAAATAGGGCAGATGTTTGAGATTCAGAATTTTGGTTGGTATTGTACAAAGAAGCATTACGTTCAACACCAGGCTGGGCTTTCTGCTATCGCTGGCGTTCATAAACGAGTCCATTCTAAGTTGTTTGTCTCATGAAAATATTTGTAGCTAGTAGTGGTCGATGTGGAACGGGGTTTCTCTATGAGGGGTTTCGTCGTTATACCAACATTGGTGCGTATCACGAGGAGTCTCCTGTTATCAAGGGACCTTTACTACGTGCGGCTAACTCTTATAAAGAGAACTCTGCCTTAGGTAAGAAGGCTAGCTTAATTGCTAAGCGAAGTTGGTACATCGATACAGCTCACCAGTTTATGAGAGGGTTTTATCCTTATGTTCTTGAGAAGATCCCAACAGCTCAGGTCATTAAGTTAGCTCGGGACCCTTTAGAGGTCGCTCGAAGTCGGCTCAACAGAGGGGTCGTCCCTGGTCGAAGCCCCTGGGTCGGTCATCCAGATGATGAGAGAAATATCATTAAGCTAAGTCGAGAGGAGTGGGATTCTCTCTCCGACTTGCAGAAGGTGCTCTGGGATTGGATAGAGCACGAAGAGCGGTTTGATCAGATTAAGGAGCAGTTTGTCCAGGTTGTGTATCTGAGTTTTGTTGCTCTGACAAAGAACACACACGATACGTTTAAACGTATCTTTGAAGAACTAGGTATCTATCGGTATCAGATCGATACGATAGATCTCCGTAAGAACTCCAATGCTAAGCTGACTGTTGTCCACCCTGGAGACCAAGAAGAGCTTGACCAGCTTGTGTCTTTGATGAGGTCGAAGGGCCATGCTTTAGCATGGCTAGATACAGCTTTCTATCAGCGTGTGGTCAAACGGCATGATATGTATCAGCGAGAATTCGACCTGTTGCCTCACTATAATAAGAATGTCGCTTACACAAGCGTAGATCCTACGTGGGCTCTGAAGAAGTTCCCCATTCAACTAAAACCTAGAATGCGTGTACTGGATTTAGGGTGTGGAGACGGTCGGTGGGCTCGCTATATTAAGGAGGTTCATGGATGTACAGTAGTCGGGGTAGACTTCTCTGCGAAACGGATTCAACGTGCACGTGAGTTGTCCCCTGGTATCCAATTCCATTGCGATAATGTTTATGATTTCGTTGAAGGTTACAAAGGTCCTAAGTTCGATTACACCTTGATGGTCGAGGTCTTGGAGCATTTGGAGAATCCTGAGGGTCTCCTTCGAGGGTTGCGACGAATCTCTAAAAACCTAATAGGGACAACACCTAAGAATTTTCCTTACGTAGCACATCTCCAAGTATATAAAACAGCCAAGGAGTTTCGTTCGCGTTTCCCAGAGTGGGATTTGAAGACTAGGATGGGTAGTATGTCTCCAGGGGACACAAGGAAGAATGTAATCTACTTCCATACCAGTGAGAAGTAATATTTTTTTGGAGAGCAATATGACTTTACCCCCACGAACAATTCGAGCTGTTGAGCAGCTTAGGCTCACTAGCGCATTGCCAGGAGATGTTGTTGAGTGTGGTACCTCTTCGGGTGTCACTGCTATAGCTCTTGGTGAGTATATCAAGAGACACTCTCTAGATAAGAAAGTTTATGCGTGTGACACCTTCGGGGGTTTGCCTTATGACGGTGGTAAACTCGATGCAGATTTGAAAGCTAAAGAGTGCTATGTCCCCTACATGAAGTGGCAACAAAGTGTGGATGATGCTGGTCTAACAGATATTGTTATTCCTGTACCTGGTCTGGTTGAGAACACTTTGAAGTCCCTGGTTCAGGGTAAGCGATTCTGTTTGGCTTTCTTGGATATGGATCTTTATGAGCCTACTTCGTTTGCTGCAAAAGTGATTGCCCCTAAGATTGTTCTTGGTGGTGTGTTAGGGTTTCACGACTACAGGTTTCACAGGTGTCCAGGAATCGAAGTGGTGGTCGATAAAGAAGTAAACAGACAAGTGTTTGTTATGTATGGAGACCATGCTGGAAACTGCGCTTGGTTGCAACGGAGACGGAAATGAAATCCCTTCTTATCTTAGGCTTTCCTCGGAGCATGACGACCCTGACTTATCATGTCTGTCGAGATATGTTGGGTCACTCTATGAAGTTTATAGATATGTCTTTGAGCGGAGAGGCTCTTTGGGATTCCAGTTTTGGTAGTAGTAAGATATTTTTATCTGAGATAGATGAGTTCTATCCTCGATTTGAAGAGACTCTAAAGAAGTATCAAGGTGGTTGGGTTATAAAAGATGTCAATAACCCTTATGTGACCCAACGCTATCTAGCTGAGAACCCGGGGGATTATGTTCCTTTGTTTATTCAGAGGCCGTTAACTGATGTTCTTTACTGCCTTTGGACCGCCGGATGGTATTGGCCCGTGAAGGGGTTGCCAGGGGGTGAACTTAGTTTCACAGAGAAGGCTAGGTCGCTTATTAGAGTCTCTGGCGTTAATCGCACACATACACCGCGAGACTGGCACTTCTCCCAGGGGATACCTAAGTTAGCAGAGGCTCTCGCTTATGTTGATAATTGTATTTTCAAGCCTCTTCCTAATCAGATCTCATATAACAATATGACTAGGGATCACAGAATTCTGACCTCTCGATTGAGAGGTCTGGGTTTCAAAGCTAGGCACTCTAACTACATAAATCAGGAGTTCATAGAGAGGAGACGTGTCTGTCGAGACTATCGTAAGAAAGAAATCTACTGGGTGATGAAGTCTGCTCTACTCGAGGCAGGTGCTGACCCCCGACGGGTGTGATATGAGAATAGTCTTTGACTTAGACGGTACTCTCTGTACTGGTATTCCATATGAGGGTGCTGTTCCTATTCTTAGGATGATTGAACACTTGCGTCTCCTTCATAAGGATGGGAATACTATTATCATTCAGACAGCTAGAGGAATGGGATCGAATAGTGGTAATCTAGGGGCAGCCATGAGGGCCGTAGCTGAGCTGACGATTTCTCAGCTCAAGCAATGGGATATCCCTTATGATGAACTTTATTTTGGTAAACCTTCAGGTGACTTTTATATCGACGACAAGGCTATTAACGCAATGGCTTTGTTGACCCAACTAGAGGTGTCTAATGCCAGCGGATGTTGAAAAGGCTATTAAGAACGAACTCCGCTTGAACCAGGCGGAAGAGGCTCTAAAAGACCTTAAGCAGAAATCAGAGAAACAGGAAGCCGCTGTCAACCAGGGCTTGGTTAAGCTTGAGAAAGAACTGGTTCGGCACTCTGATATCTTTGAGAATTTCATTACTAAGAGCTGGCCTGAGCTGGTAGTCAATACGACTAGTCTTCACACGAAGATAGATGGCTTCGTTACTAACAATATTGAGCGCCAACACAAGTCAGCACTTGCTGATAAGGAACAAGAGCTTAAGCACACTGCCCTAGAGGGCAGGGTGGGAGCCCTTGAGAAAGAACGAACAGAGCAGAGAAAGCTTAACCTCAAGCTTGTTACTACAGGTGGTGGTGCAGGTGCCGCTGTAGCAGCTCTCGTTCAGCTCTTAATGTCTGCGATGAAGGGAGGGTAAGATGGCTGTAACTGATGACCAATATAACAGTCTACTATCAAGAATGAGGTCTATAGAAGAGACCCTGAACGATCTCATTACCGCAATAGATAACTATGTCACTACTAGTCAAGTGAACCAGGTCCTTACTATTGTCCAACAAGATGTGTCTGCTCTTAGTGAAGAGGTTTCCTCTTTGAACACTAGGGTGGATGATATTGAGAAAGAACCACGAACTTAATCTGAACTTAGATAAAAGAAAAGCGGGCTTTGAGGCCCGCTTTCTTGTGTCTGAAGATGATCTTAGTACTGAGCGTACTCTCCTCGCCCACCTACCCTCTTGGGGCTGAACTCGATGTAAGGACCCCAGTCCTTTGACCGAGGGGTGAAGCCATCCTTCTTATCAGTGTGGACGTAGATGCCATCTGGCTTGATGTCCATTGCGACGAGTGCCTGCCGGCTCACGATCTCTGCCATCTTCTGCGCGATGTACCGCTTACCCTTCTCGTGATAAACCCAGACCTCTCGACCACTTGGATCTTTCTGGAACTCTGCGGCCTTCGTGGTAACCAGAGTACGCTTGTCAGGGTCTGAGCTGAAAGAGAATCGAACGTCATCGAAAAGGAAGCAGAACTTCAGCATGTTCCAGAACATCTTCTCCATCTCAGGATACTGAAGACCTTCCAACATGTCTTTCCCGCCAGGGATGATAATCTTCTTCTTCTTGAGTGTAGAAGGAGTCATGCCCTTAACTAGAGCCTGCTGGTTCGTTATAGCTCCGGAGTCGAGAAGCTGTCGTTTAGCTTGTACCATAGTCTGTCCTTGCATTTAATTCCGAGATTATAAATGAGATGTGTTCTTCTGGAGATTTCTAAACCTGTGGGGCTATAGCGCATGATTTCTAGAAGGTAAGATTCCCATATACTCAGGTTAAGGTTCTTTATCAAAAGGTGGTCGGTGTGACCATCTTCATGTATTCTCTCCGGAAATCTATCCCCAAGACGTGCTGCGTCAACAAGGGGGTCTCTGTTATTGGCTATTTCCCTTTTAAGAATAGAACGGAAGTAGTTAGAAAATAGGACTAGCCCTACTTCTGGCCGCACACCTCTTCCTATATATTTAGGTTGGCGTATCGTTCTGAAGTAGATTAGAGCCAGCTCTTCATAGACGCTCGATACCTGTTCAGCGTGTCTTATCCATCTAGCAATGGCTTCTTCTGGGGTTGCCCCCAGGTTGCTGATTGCCTTAAGTCTCAGATGTAACTTTTGGTACGTAAGATCTGGCTCAGTAGATGGGTCTGTCAGCATAGAAACCCAGTACTCTAAGAAAGGTATACCCATCTCATAGAGGTCTGTTGTGTTTCTGCTAGAGTCTGACCAACATGCCCGCCATTCATTTAAGAACTCTGCAGGCTTACAATGGACTACCATTGGTTCTATAGATGTCGGCCAGATTCGGTATATCATGGTGAGTCTAGGTGTGAGGTGCGTTTAGATATGTATTGAAGAGAGGTAGCCAGTCTTCCAGTTTCATTGTTACGAGTACCGGTTCCCGATCCTCCTTAGTGATAATAACTGGTTTCTGTTCAGGTTGCATATCCCCTGTTGCTTGACGTAGAGCTGCTTTGATGTTGCATCTTTTCTGTCGTTTCAGTTCGAAATGAAAGTTAGAGGCAAGTTGGCCAGATGTAGTATTGTCATCTGTCTCAATGTCTGCTACTTCAGATCCTCCTCGTCTAGTCTGTCCAAGGCCTCGTCTAAAGGTGATTCCGGTGGAGTCTGTGAGGACTCTGGCGATATCTCGCTCGAACTGGTGTCCTTTTCGTCTAGCTCCTGCTCCTGTAGGCATGGCTTCTCCTTTTCTGGATACTCAAGGATACCATCTAATAGCCCTAGCTCTAGGGCCTCCTCAGCGGAGAGATAGCTTCCTATACAGTTCTCTCCGAACTGCAGGTACCAGGTTTCATCGTTAATGTTGGCGCGATCTTGGATGATTGCTTTCATCTGATCGTTGAGTGTGTGGTAAGAGTGAGCGAGTTGCCTCATCATGGCAGGAGAAAGAATCTCTGCTGCTGCGATGCTCTCGTGGTAGAACAAGCGGCTGTTCTTATATGCGTAGCGCGCATCTCCTCCCTGGAGGAGAATCAAGCCAGCACTATAGGCTAGGCCCTGGACGATGGTTTTCACTTCACAGAAGATAGACCTCATCACATCGTAGATAGCCAGAGCTTGATGGACATCACCACCAGGGGTGTTGATATAAACAAAGATGGGCATGCGCTGTTCACCCATCTTGTTGCAATCTAAGTTTCTCAGTTGAGAACACACGGCATTTGCTGTGGGCTCGTCGATCTCTCCGGTGATTAGGATACTTCTAGTTCCTGGACCATAGTAGGTTAGAGTGTGCGGCCCCCACACATCTGGCGCAGCAGGTGTAAGGATGGCTTGGAGCCCAGCTAACTCTTGGTCGGTTAGCTCTTCGTCATGGTGTGATGTCATGTCAATCCTCAAGGATTAGCGCTTTGAATCTAGTTGTCGTTAGTTTTGAGTATTCCTTATAGGGAATTTCCAGATACCTAAAGCCTGCATCGATAGCAGCCTGCTTCTTCTGTCTATCTCTTGCTTGTAGTGAACGAAAATCTCTTACTGATTGCTCGTACCCTACGTTACCACGGTTGGTTCTTTTGTAGTGTTGCTGACCGTGTAATTCTATAATTAGATTCAAATCTTCGATGTACCAATCATATCTATGTCGGCTTGACGGGTAGCTTCCTATCAGACTATCTACGGGCACTTCTTGGTAAGCCCGCAAGGCTTTGAGCCAGGTGTCTGAGACTAGGATAGCTCTTACCTTTTCGTGGAACTTACTGTTCCCGTCGATGACAACGAATTGTGTTTTCCATTTACTTCGGTTCATGTCGCTTGTGAGTCCCATCCATTTTGAAAATGTTTCTTTCTCGTAGGAATCTGAAGATGTCTGCCCACTCTTTATCGTCGCTTATCTTCCGAAACAGTCCAGGCTCTCTCTCGTCAATCTCTTCGATATACACCTTCCCGGTTCTAGAGTGTGCGATAGCACAGTACTCTTTGAAGCCTCGCCTAACAGTTGCAAGGTGCTCCCAGGGTCCTCCTTGAAAGATTTTGGGATCAAGGATACCTCGTACATCACTTATGAGGATAAAGTCTGTTCCGAATGCGTGTCGTCTGCTCATTTGGTTTTCAATCCGTGTGGGTGGCAAATGCTTTTAAAGGTACACTGTGTGAAGCAGGGGACAAGGGGGTAGTGGTAGCCTTGTTCCATAAGCTCAACGACAGACCTAATCATTTTCAAGTGGTGGTTTGGGATGTCGGTGTCACTTAAGATTCTGTGACCGATGTTGTGTCCAGGTAGAGACCACACCATATGGAGAGTGGCTTGGGGACGCTCTCTATGCTTCTTTACAAATTGTTTTAGAAGTAAAACCTTGAGAGGGGAGATGGGGTCATTCAGTCTGTTCTGATCACCAGAGAAAGGAGGGAAGTCAATAGCATGGAGGGTCTGTCTTGCTCGGTGTCTGAAGAGGGCTGCTACTTTTAGTTCTACAGGTGTCTTGGAGATTTTAGCTTTGAAGGACGTCTGCCCAGCTACTGGTACGTAGAACTTAGGATTGAACAGTCGCCAGAAGTTTGTGAAGAAGTAGATTCCTTTCCTCTCAAACTCCATGACTTCGCCTTCTGTGTAGTCATCTCGTATCCGTAGGCGGTTCATTGTCGTGTTTAAGAACACTGTGAATTTCTTCTGGGGATCCACAATAGGGTGTCTCAAAGACTTAGCGACCATATACTCTAGAGTCTCTCTTAATAGGTGGACCAAGGTGCTCTCTTTGAGTTCCCCTCCGTAATGGTAAAACTGCGAGCATTTGGTGAATGCCCGCAGTCTCTCTTCTGTTAAGATTTGTCCAGCAGTAGCTGGTATCTCTAGATGCGCCATGTGCTCCAGCTCACGTGAGACCCTCCTGGGAATCCTGGCATTCGTTTCATCACCTGCTTACAAGTGGCACAAGCCTGTTCGTCTTTTTGAAGTCTCTTTATCATTCTCTCTTCAACTTTGCCGATGTCCTTACAGTCTGGATTCCGGCATTGGTAATCAAATAGAACATACATAAGTCCTCCTAGAACTTTGTTGTTAGGCTAAGACTACCTTGCCAGGTAGCATCAGTTGAGAGGTTGACACCAGCACCAATCCAAGAGTCAGTTAGGATAGGTACTTTAGAACCAAGGTTCCAAGTCACGGGGTCTATTCCGAGACTTGCAGATTCACCATTATAGCCGAGATGGATGAGACCCACGTCCCAAACGGGGGTCGGGTGGATAAAGCTAACACCAAAGATGGGTTGAGCAGAGAACGGAGGGGCAAGAAGAGCAACTCCGATAGAAATGTGAGGTTCGAAGACTTTGTGTTCTTGGATCCTCTTAACGGTCAATCGAACTGGAACCTCTTCCCAGTGACTAGGTTCGTACTCCGTTGCCGCTTCTAAGAGCAGAGCACTTGAGGATTCACCAAGGACAAGGTTCCCTTTAAGGTACATACGATAGGTTGAGAACCGATAGCTGTCTTCTCTTGCCGCGAATTCACCTACCACCAGGTTTTCTTGTAGAGTGAACTGGTGGTTCTCAGGGAGAGTCGCGACGATTACCTCTGTCTCCTTAACCTCTATTATGGTTTCTATCTGAGTTATGTACTCTATCTGTGCAGGCCGGGCCTTAAGCCCGGCTATAGTGTCTCGAAGAGAGTCATTGTCAGTGAGAGTTTCTTTAAGAGCTGTTTTTAAGGATGTCTTTTGGGTCTTCACTACTGCAAGCTTTTCTCTAAGCTCTTCAGAATCTAGCGTCGTATCATAGAGCTCCTTCTCATGCTTTGCTTCGGACATAGTGTGCCCGATGTAAGCTCCTACTAAAGGGAGGAGGATAACAATTACTATTAGGAGGATGTCTCTGTATTTGACTTTGCCCATGGGCTCACCGTTTGGGTTTTGGCCTCGCTTGCCTCTACCATGGCTTGTACGTGGCGGTTAAGGAAGATACGAGTAACGTCATAGTTCTTGTCTATAGCTTCTTGCATCGACATCAGGAGATATGGTTCCTCCATTAGGCGGACGCCATTAAGGCTATACTCGATAGTTCCACGAGCTACGAGAAGGTTGCGTAGACGATCGATTGGGCTCCGCACACTGACGATTTGACCACATTCGAGGTGGTAGAAAGTCTTGTCAGATCGACACCAGATACCTCTAACTCTAGATGGTCTTGTAGCCATTATCTCTCCTAAGATATACGAATTGAATCATCTTCATGGTCGTAAGTGGACGCCTCGACCAGAGTGACCGGGCCGTCTTCTGCTATTAACTTATGTACATATCCTGGACAGATAACCCAGGCAACACCCTTTTCTAGTTTTCTTCTAGTCACAACCTTGTTCACAATTGTTTCGAGGGTCAGAGTGCCGCTAACAACGAGTAGAGTTTCGTGCTTGCTTACATGAAAGTGAGTGCTAGTAGCACCTCCATCCATTTGGAGAACCTTCATGCAGTAGTCACCGTCATTATAGTAGATTAGCTCATGTCCCCAAGTCTTTTCGACATAACGAGGTATAGCTTTACCTGCTCGGTCACCTGCTATCAAGAGGTGTGCCTTAATGTGTTCTTTATCCTTTGAAATTTCTGCTTTCTCAAGAGGTACCATTTGTTCTCCAGTTCTCTGGTGTGGCTGTCCAGGGGTGGCCAGGGCCGCGCATTAGTTGTTGGTTGGAAGGTGGCCAGGGATCGTTCTTGTACACTGAGTTAGGGTACTCGACCTTCCTGTCCCACGGGGCATACTCGTATGGAGCTGATTGTACCACAAGGGTTTCTATGCCTGCCCCATCTAGCCAGACTTGTCCGACCTTGGGTGGGGGTGCTGGCATAGGGGTGTTTCGGTCTATGACGAGCATTTGTTCATACGCAGGACCGGCTGTGGTGTCATTCTTTAGCTTATCAACGAAATCTATCCCGTCATCTATATGCCAGTAGCGAGCATTAGTTCTCTTCCCATCGTTTCTTTGCCATATGTATGCGGTACTTATTCTTTTCTGAGTCCAGGTAAGGTCCTTCTCTTGCTTGATGATAAGCGCTGTCCACCAGGGCTTCTTTGGATTAATGAACTGTGTAAACATCTTTAGTCTCCAGGACTTGAGCTTCCCCATCACAGTAGGGGTTGTGACAAACAGCAGCTTCGATAACACTCTCTATCAAAGAGTATCCGTCTAGGGTGTCTATCAGATCTGGGCTTGTTAGGCTATGGAATGCTCCGAGAGCGATGGGTCTACCAGATCCCTGAGCTGCATATTGAGTGTAGGGGATCACAGTCCCAGACCTTCCACAATCTAGGAGTTGTCTCCGGGTTACGATGAGGACGTTTCCGGGGAGTATGAGCTCGCCATCGCTGTCGTCTGTCTTGCCGTGCCCCTCCTCTCTGAGGCGGCTTGTCCAACTAAGCCACAAGTCTTGGATCAAGTCTAGGAAGTCGTCTGTGTTCCCTTTCTCTGCTTCGATAAGGTCGTTAAGGTGTCCCGGTAGGATGCGTCGGAGGAACCGATAGTGGACATATGAGCCTGAGTATCCAGCTAAGACATTAGCTGATATCCGCTGGATCTTTACTGGCCCCATTGTCTTTGTCCAGCTGTTTGATGCGGCGAGGTCACAGGCTATGTAGCCTCGCCCCTTGTGGTTAAAACCAGCTAGTATTGTCATTTAGTTTCCAAAAGTAGAGAAGGCCCCGGAAGGGCCTTCTAATGTTGATGAGAGAAGTGTTTAGGGTTGAATCAAGTAAGCAATGCTAACAAAGGTATTTGATTCTGGCAGCGGGTCCAAAACAACCGCTATTGGGTCTTGTTGATAAGACCAGTCTGAGGTGAGCATGCCATCTAGGTGTACCTGGATATCATCAGGGTAGAGTGGAGGTATGTCTAGGTACCAGACCTCTCCTATTGTAGGGAGGTGTGTGCGTGGTTCCTCTAAGAGGACTTCCCACTGTGCATTAGGGTCACAGAAAGAGATGATTTGGTCTGAAACTTCGGCGTATCCCTCACCTACTCGTTCTCCGCTAACACAATCAGGGTAGAGTTTCTGGTCTTCTTCTGTGTAGATGATAGCAACTTCTGTAATCTCAAACGGATAGGGTTTATGGTTAGCTACTAAGTCTTCATAAGTAGAAGGGGAGAGGGTACTCTGGTCTGGTTCATCAGAAACAAAGATCGTCAGAAGGTCGGCCTCATCTCTGTGAAAGTCTGCATGGTATCCAAGACTATAGATTGCTGCGTCTAGACCTTCTTCTCCGTTCTGGTAGTACTCGATGCCCATCTGAGACATTAGAGCAGCTACGCGTAGGAGAGGGTCGCTTTCGTCATAGGATACCCAACCATAGAGTTCTTTGTCTGGTTCTGCAGAGGATAACCCTAGTCTCCAATCAACTCCATCCCAAGTGGTTGTAGTTAGCTCTTCTACAACAGGCAGAGCTTCGGCGACAGTCTGCTCATGCTCTTTCGTCATAGAGCAAGATTCATCTACAATCCAGAGGATATCTAGTTTAGGTTCATAAACCTGCCCCTGGATGATGACCAAGTCCCCTATAACTTCAGTAGTTACAACCACTTCCTCAGTGACGTTTATCTCTTTCTTAGTCACTCCTATATCCTGTGTACAACTCAAGAGGATCGCGAGAATCAGTAGTTTGTTCATAGTGGGTATACCTCCCAATTAATAGCTTAGGAGGTACCCAGAGAAGGGGTCAAGGAGCTTAATGTTTCAATATGTCAGTGGACTTTGAAAACCACATGAGTCTTTCGATTGCCTGCTGGCTTAAAACAGTAAGTACACTTAGCACACGTGATACTGTCGTTTTTCTGGTTCGGACACTCTACTGTATCTGTGGGGGTGTTAACCCAGTTGTCGACAACGTCTGCTTGGCGCAACCAACCAGGGGGTTGCTCGTTGTTTGCTTTGGTTTCTGTGTCGATGCTAGCAAAGAGCTCAACATTAGAGAGAGAAGCGAATCTCTCAAGATCGCTTCTCAGAGCGGGGATTCTCCAGCTCCGTGTGTAAGCCCAAAATTTAGTGCTAGGGTTAGAAGAAGCAATGCTGTGCCAGCGACGTATGTACTCATCAGAGTAAAAGTCTCCAGCAGCATGAATCCGAACAGCCTTAATAGATCTTCGACGACGAATCTCATCGTTCACCAGGGCTACAAAGTCTGGATGTCTAGTGTTGGCCCAGGCAGTTTCATGAACCTGTTTGATCTTTGGGAACTGAAAGAACCCAGATGTGGCGTAACAAATACGCTCACAGAGCTGAGTTCTCCCTGGGCAAGTTCTTACTGCCGGGAGGTTGAAAGACGCTATTCCGCGTCCGAGCTTGGTGTTTGTTCCGAGTTTTAGAAGTGCCATGAGCCTCTTCGTGCTTTTGTTTGTTCGTAATTGTTCTTCTATTCTCTAGCGCGGATGCGATTTTCAGTATCTCGTCTCTCATCATTAGTCTGCCTCAACATATATTAGGTGGTTGCCTTCAGTTCGTACTCGCCCTGATTCCTTGTCGTCTATAAACCTCTCTACTTCCTTACGTGCGTCTGAGGTTCTCTTCTGGGAAACAGCTACTGTCTCAGGATCAAGGTCTAGAATGAGCTTATGCTCTGGGCTCTTAAAGCCAGTAATCTTGTTCTTGTTAAACAGGAGCAGGAGCCTTGGCTTTCTCTCTTTGTCAGCGCCAATCCAGAAGGTCTCGGCGTATTCACCTCTATCGTTTAGATCATTGTAAACATGGATGATCATGTTCGGCCGGTAGATCATTGCACGGGCATCTGCTAAGTCATCATTGACTGGTAGCTTCAGGCGCGACTCATCTCCAGGCATGTTCTTACGATATTCAGCAGTAGCGACCATACAGCAGCGATACTTTGCGGTGAGTCTCTTCTGGGTAGTTGAGATCTTCCTCATACGAGCTGTTTGATCCATGTCTCCGAAGTCAGTGTAGTTGTGGGTGTTCAAGCGTGTTGCGTTGTTGCTCTTAGAATCTCTTTTAATTTCCTTTCTTTTCTGATTAGCTTCAGGTTTGCATCTGAATATAACCAGGGGTAGAGGAGGTTTGCTCTTTTGTTATTCAGCCTAATTCCCAGTCTACCTATGTTCCGTTGAGTTGTAACATTCACGTTGTGACTGAACGGTAGGCGTTGACTAATACCCTCTAACATGTCAATGGTTCCGAGGAACACGACCTGCTTGTTGGTCTTCCCATTGCAGATACACCCGTCTCCATCCAGATACCCTCGAATAAAATGTCTTTCGAGGTGGTTAGGGAGACTTGGGAATTTTAGCAGATGAGTTTTCTTAGGAGGACATCCATGAAATACCAAAGCTTGATGGATCTCTGGAGAATCGATTCTGATCATGGCTACAGGTGTCTTGTAGTCATATTCATATATGCGATGGTTAGACTTTAGAGAAGCAAGGAGGTTAGTTAGTTGTTGCTTGTCCTTGACTGACAAACAGATTGTTAGGACCTTTTGCTTCCCGCTAGTTAAATTACCATCGGCCATTATGAACCCCAGCCAGTAGGCTTTGTCTTCAGAGTCGATTTG